CTGAGATCCCAGACATGACCAAGTATGAAAAGGATATCATATTGGATCCAATTGATGAGGTTCTAGAGGTTAAGTCCAGAGACTTATGGTTTACCGATGATCTTCGCACCTACCCGCACAACAACCTTATTGTAGATACCGTCTCAGGATACGATACAAAACAGCAGAAGCCTATGGGCTATGTATTTGTCTCTCAACGTGCAGGTGGGATGATTTGTCTGCCTACCTACACAAAAGATACTTGGGAGAAAAAAGTTCTTTACGATAAGTACAGAGACCTTCACGATACCTTCTACATTGCCTCAATAGAGCACTGTAAGCCCTTCACAGCCCTTGTTAAGCACATTAAGGAGAGAATAGACCAATGACATGTATTGTAGGTATCGCACACAACAAACAAGTTTATTTGTCATCAGACAGAGGTCTTTCAGATGATGATATTATTACCTCTATGTCTGCACCCAAGATTAGATTAAATGATAAGTATCTAATCGGATACGCAGACTCTCCAGGTACAGGTCAACTTCTTCATTGGATCACTCTTCCTACCCCACCACGCAGTAATGTAGAAAAGTTTATGCGTACTACCTTTGTCAATTCGGTACGAAAGCAATTGGTAGATTCTGGGGTAGACCTAAAAGAAAATGCTCACGCTTCTTTTCTAATTGGAGTATCTGGACATCTGTTCTTTGTGGATACCACAGACTGGCAAGTAACAGAGTGTGAATATATGGCTATTGGATCAGGTGCATCAATTGCTATGGGTTCTCTATACACCACCCAGTCTTGGAAGTCTCCAGAAAAAAGAGCAATTACGGCAGTCTCTGCTGCTATAGAGCTCTCACCGTCCTGCATGGGACCTATAGATAATTTAGTTATTTAGCATGTGTCATGCTATGGTTGTTCTTTCTCGCCGCCGAATTTCGCCGTTATTTATTAAAGAAAAGGTATACTGTTAAACATGGTTAATATATTAGGACTACACTTTGGACACGATGGCTCAGCCTGTATTGTTAAAGATGGGAGGTTGGTCTCTGCAATTAGTACAGAAAGGCTAAATGGTATTAAGAAGTTTTATGGGGTAACCCCAGAAACTATAGACTATGTGCTTGACAAGGCTGGCATTGGATACGAAGATATTGATTTTATTACTTTGGCAGATTACATACAGCCCAATAGTCATGGTACGCTAAAACTATTTGATAAGTCAGGAAAGGAACTGGTTCTTTGCTCTCAAGTTGTTTTTGGTAATGAAATCCTTGAGATAGAAGGAGAGCTAAATGGTATTAGAATACCCGTAGTGGTTCTGCCACACCACACCTGCCATGCTGCATCTACATTCTATACAAGCAACTTAGATGAGTCTGTTGTTTTAACAATGGACGGTACTGGAGGAGACCAACGCTCTACCAGTTGGATCGCTATCGGAAAGGGAAACAAACTAAACCATGTTGACTATCCAGAAATGCATGTTGGTGAGCTTTATGGAGACTTTACAGCACTACTTGGTCTTGGACCATCAGTATACAAGGCTGGTAGCACAATGGGTCTTGCATCCTATGGAAAACCAGTAAAACATGCTATAGATAATACAGAAAACTTTATGCAAAGGCTATCTGGTAAAAATTATGATTTTCTTCACGCACCAGATATGTTTTATGAAATGTGGGAAGATACAGAAGAAGACGTTAATTTTGTAGACTTTGAAAAAACACCAGATTCTATTATGTATGGTGGTCCTCAAAAAGAGGACGCATCGTTGCCTTGGGAAACGGTATCTGGAATGAATGTTGCAGCAAGCATACAATATCTTTTTGAAAAACAAGTGATGCACACTGTTGAGAACAAGGTTAAAGTTTTTGAAGAAACAAAAGATGTCAGAAACATCTGTCTTGCTGGTGGATCGTTTTTAAACTGTAATGCAAACTCTGTTGTAAAAGACACTGGTTATTTTGACAATGTTCATCTTTTTCCTGCCTCTGGTGATGATGGAATCTGTGTAGGCTCCGCACTTTATTATGCCCACCACATCCTTGACTACCCAAGAGAAACATATAGTTTCTCAGACTTAGCATACATGGGAAGCGAAAGCTTTGAATTAAAAGAAGAAGAGTATGTTTATTTAGCAAATGAAATTGCCAATGGTAAGATTATTGCCTGGGTGTCTGGAGAGTCTGAGTATGGTCCAAGAGCACTTGGTCATAGAAGCATCCTTGCTGACCCAAGAAATTTTCATAACAGAGAAATCCTAAACTTTGTTGTCAAGAACAGGGAGTGGTTTAGACCATTTGCTCCAGTTGTGCTTGAAGAAGAAGCACATAATTGGTTTGAACCTGGAGACCCAAGCAAATATATGTTGTTTACTCAAAAGGTTTTGCAGCCAGAAAAAATTCCTGCTGTCACCCACGTTGATGGCACTGCAAGAATACAGACCATTAACGAAGAAGATAATGCTCCATATTACAAACTAATTAAAGAGTTCTTTAAGATCACGGGCGTACCTGCGTTAATCAATACAAGTTATAATGCCAATGGAAAGCCTATTGTGCATAAAAGACAGAGTGCTATAAATAATTTTTATTTAAATAGGGCTATTGATATTCTAGTTATTGATGGAAAGATTATTACTAAGTAGCTTTTCTTTTAGCAATTAGTACATCAAAGTCTTTTTTCTTTGTACCACCATCGTAAGTCCAAGCATATCCTTCTTTAATCATGTTTTCATTTACGGATATCTTTTCACCGTCTACATATATCCAACCAAGAATGCGACCATACTTTTCTGTGCTATCTGGAAGCTCTGTCTTAATTACAATTACTTTAGCATCTTTCAGTCTTTTGCTAAGATAGTCTTTGACCTCTAATCCAAGTGCTTTTTCTTTAAGATCTTTTGTTCTAGATTCAGGGGTATCAATTCCTGCTAATCTTACCCTCTGTGTATACGAAACATTAAAGCCAAGATCAATATCAACATCAATAGTGTCACCGTCAACCACCTTCAATACTTTTTTTACACTATACTCATACATTATTTTAACCCACTAAATGGTGTACCAGACCATAGGCTCTTAGTAACAGTGTCAGATTTGTTTTCTCTTTTATTTTTAATGCTATTCCATTTTGCAGTTGACCATGAGTATCCTGCATCTCCACCCCAAAGATCCCAGGCAACTCTACCTGGACTTGGAAAACCTTCTTCACCAGAACTAAATCCAGTTGCCTTCTTATCCACCTCATGACGAGAGAAGAAAGAATACATACGAGCAACGGTTGATTCAGATAGCTCTGTACCATTTACAATTTGATTTGCTCTGGCTAAACCAACTCTGGTTCCACCACGCTTACCTTCTTTTTTCCAAGCAAGGGCTCTCGCTGCTGCTGACTTCATGCCAGATGTTGGCGTAAGGTTGATGTCTGCTTTTGACATATCTTCTGAGTCTGACTTTGATACTGGTACGCAATTAGGAACCATGCGTCCGTTTTTTTCTTTCATGCCTTCTTGTTTGTATCCAACCCAGCATTTCTTTTCAATGTTATCCCACTTGTCTTCTTCTTCATTGTCAGACTTATACATGTTATCCATGTCATCATTATTCATATCTCCAGAGACGTTTACATATCCATCTGGGATTACCGCAAATCTACACTTACCTTCAGCTTCTACCTCAAAGGCAAGGATTTCACATTCTACACCACCCATGTATAAGGCACAGTTAGAGCATTTAACTCCAATTTCTTTTTCATCATTTTCTTCTGCAGATTCATAACCTGCCCAAATGCCAGTGGAATCTTCATTAAATTTTCCATATTGATTTGCGATAGAGACAAGAGCATCATGTAGGGCTTTTTCGTCTGGGGTTAATAAATCTTCTAAACTCATACTTCTATTATACAATAAGAAAGACTAGGGTGGTCGTGAGAATCACCCTAGTCTAACTTAGTTTTATTATATACTATCCAGCTTTTTTGTCTACTGGAGCAAAGGCTGCATTGATTTCGCTAGCACTTAGCTTACCATCGTCTAGGAAGGCTCTAGCGAGCTTTTCTACTACTGTTGCAACTCCAAGTGTTCCAGCCATAATTACGGCTGTTAGAGTGTCAATTCCAACAAGGGAACCTGCACCAATGATTGATAGACCAGATGCTGCAAATACTGCAACAATTCTGAAAAAGATATTCCAGATGTTTGTTACGGCTGTTGAGCCAATAACTTCTTCTTCTGCTTTATTCTTTACCATTTTCTTTTTCCTCCTGTTCTCTAAACTTCATTGAAAGTAACCAAACTATTACGCATAGCATAATTGCCCACCCTACTACTGTTTTAGCAGACCCGTCAAGGACTGCCCATGCTACGAACATACCAAGAAGGGTGAATGTCTGGTTCAATGTTTCACGGAACTTATCCTTTAACCATTTCTTCATTATCTTATCCTCCCTGTTATTAAATTAGTTGTTGATATTACCTGTCCAACAATAATGGACGCAACAACCACGATTTGTGATTCTTCACGTTGTTCTGGTGTCATGTCTGCACCAATGTTAGCTACAGCAGTAAGAGCCTTTCCAGGATCTGTAAATACTGCACCTAAAATTTCTGATGGATTTTCAAATATTTCCAAAGCATCTGCTACTTCTGCAAAAAGGATTACTCCATTGTCTAACATAACTGGCTGATCATCTGGCAAATCTTCATAGTCAAGACCAAGCTCATCAATTAATTCAGTTGAGATTGCGTTACCATCTGC